GAAGAACAATTATACTATATTCACAATGGCATTCAAACAGGAGGTGTTTATATCCCCGGCAGATACTACTATTTCTTAAACTTTAGTACATTCTCTACCGTTGGAGGCGTTGTAACTCCCGATATGTGTGATTTACACTTAGAATTAGCCTACTTAATAGATTACGCTAAGGCTAATGGTAAGAATATTATGGCAGCTAAGGGTAGACGTAAAGGTATATCCGAGTTTACCCAAAAGGCAGTTGTAGATTACGGCTACAGATTCAATTTTGCTTATCAAGCAGGTGTAGCAGCAGGATTAAAAGATTACGCAGAGGATTTTATGAAGAAGTGGAGTTTGGCGGATTCTTTAATAGTTCCTGAGTTTAGAATGGGTACATTATTGAATAATGATGACGAGGTTATCGCAGGATATAAGATAAAAGACAAAGGTCAATATATAGACAAAGGAACTAATAGCAAAATACTAGTTCGTACCATGCACACTAACCCTAATATGTTTAAAGGATTGTATTTAAACGATGTAATTGCAGAGGAGTGTGGAGAGTTTGAGAAATTAAAAGAGTTTTATTCAGCTACAAGAGCTTGTTTGACTAAAGGTAATAAGCAGATAGGAACTATGTTTTTCTATGGTACAGGAGGAAACATTAATAAAGGTTCAAAAGACTTTATGGAGATGTGGAATGAGCCAGATTCATACAATTTTATTAAATTCCTAATACCCGCTACTAGATTTTACTTTCCTCACTATGGTGGAGCAACAGATAACGACCAAGATGTAGGAGAGATACCATCTTTATTAAGCGGAGATAAGAAACCATACCAATTAATAGGAGTGGAGGATGAAACTACTGCTAAAGAGTCAATACTAAGAGATAGAGCTATTAAGAAGAAAGGTCCTTTAAAAGATTACTTAGAGGAGTTACAAAACTTTCCATTAGATGAGACTGAGATATTTAAAAAGATGTTTAGCAACAACTTTGATATTGAAAAGATAAATAATCAGCAAGATGCTATAAACGCTACTCAATATAAATATTCTAAGTATAGATTAGAATGGATTTTAAATGACAAAGGAGAGCGCGGAGACAATCCTAGAGTAAGAGCCGTTCCTGCTAAAGATACGGATGATGAAAGAGATTGTGTACTAATAATGGATGCCTATCATCCTAATCCAAAGTTTCAAAACTTATATGTTGGAGGAATAGATGCTTATGACCAAGATAAAGGTGTATCTAAATCTTTAGGAGCCATGTGTGTATTGATGAGAAGAAATACTATACATCCCGAATATCAATTAGGACCTGTGGCAATTATTTGTACTCGTCCTAAAAGAAAAGAATACTTTTTTGATATGTGTTGTAAACTATCTGTTTATTATAATTTAGTTGGCAGTACATTAGGAGATAAGGCTAGTAGTTCAGGTATTATAAATTGGTATAAAGACCATGGTTGCCAAAAGTATTTAGCAGTACGTCCTACTAAGTTTGAAAGTACTAACTCAGAACAGTCACATGAGTATTGGGTATCTTTAAATACTTACAGTAGACCATTAATGGTAGGATTAATGCAAACAGCTATTTACGACTATGTACAAAACATTTGGTTTCCTGAACTTATTAATCAATTAGGTAATTTTGATGAAGTTACAGTAGGAAGTGATAATGACTTAGCGGATGCTTATGGTATAGCTTTAATGCAAGATTTAAGTACGGGAACTGCTCCAAGGGATTTGAATTATAGTTTAAAAGATGACCCTTTTATGTTAAATTCATTTGAAGATGAGGAAGAAAAAGAAAAAAGAGTAAGTCTTGAACAAGATTGGAAAGGTTTTGGTAGATAATACACAATTATTTACTATTTTTGATAAAAATATAATCAACTATGCAATTTCCATCGCAAACAGTCCCGCAATATAAGAAAGATAAAGCTTGGTGTCAATTACACTTAGATTATGGTCAAAGAATACTGAGAAACAGTAACTTAGCCAAGCAAGAAATGGATAACCATTACAAGCAATTTAATGGGGTTAAGCGAGCTGGAAGTTATAAGTATTTAATCAATACGCACGGTAAAGAAAATCGTGCTCAATTTATATCTTACAGAGCTTGTACTACAAAAATTCAACTAATGGTTGGAGAGTTTTTAGTAAGACCTTTAAGTGCAACTGTTTTTACAAATAATAGAGATGCTAAATTCCAAAAGATGTCTCAATTTGAGTTTATGACAGGGGCAATGATTGCTAAAAAAGAGATATTAGAATTAAAAGAAAAAGCAGGGGTAGACATAATGGAAGGAGCTCCAATTCCTGAAGATGAGAATGACCCAATTTGGGAAAATATGTCTACAAAGGATAAGGAAGAATTAATTATGCAATCTATCCTTAATGAGCAAATACCTGCGTTGAATTTAAAACAAAAGTTCGCGGATAACTTATTAGACTGTGCTATTACTTCTGTTATGTTTGGTAAAATAGAACGTAACGAAAAAGGAGATACGGACTACATAAACATTGACCCTAGAGATGCTATTTACGAAGAGATTAAAGGGGACCCGCATTTAGAGAAAAGTCCTATTAAAGGATGCCGTCAATGGTTGCCATTACACGAAATATTAAGACGTTACCAATTAGATAAAAAGCAAATTGAAACTATTGAATCTATTGGTAAAAACCCAACAACATATTACTCGGATAGTATTAAAGATGGTCCAAGTGGAACAGGCTTAATCGCAGAGGTTATTCATATTGAGTGGATTTCTGTTATACCTGAATACTACCAAAAGATTAAAAAGACAGCAACTCAATTAGCATTAGACCCATCTGATGAGTATATCTATATTGCTTTAGATACAGATAAGTATGAGATGAATAAAGAGCATTGGGATAGTAAGCCAGGGATTGAAGTAATTGCTAAGTATAGAGAAGATTTATGGGAAGCGACTCGTATCGGCGGATTAAAAGAATTAGATGTTAATTGCAGACGAGTTCAATTCCAAATGAGAAAAGTAGACAACCCTGCTTACATATTAAGTAGCTCTTACGTTGGATATTTGTTCAACACAGTAGATGGACGTAGAATTTCTATGTTTCAACAAATGGAGAATTGGAGTAACATATTTGATATAGTTATGTATCAGATATTAAAAGATATTAATAAGTTCAAAGGTAAAGTGTTAGGATTTAACTTAGCTGGCTTACCTGCAAAATCATCCGTTAAAGCTATACAATACGATATGGTTAATGATGGATTTGTAACTTATGATACATCTGCTAGTGGTAACTTTCATGGTAGAGATGTATCTTTAAACAACATATTACAAGTAGAAGATTTAGGATTAAGTAATTCGTTTGGAGCATTAATTCAATTCAAAGATGTTATCCTTCAAATGATGGATAGAATGACTGGAATTTCTGAGAATAGAGAAGGTCAAATCGCAGCATCTGCAACGGCTACTAATACTAACTCTGCTATACAAGCATCAAGAACTATTACAGAGCCATTCTTCTACGGAGTTTATTCTTTTATAGATAAGACTTTAATGAGAATTATAGAATCAACTAAGGTTACTTGGGCATTCTATAAGGTAGAAGAAGGAGAACAAATATTAGGTATTGATAAGTGGAAGTTTATGCGCGTAACCCAAGAATTAGGATTTAAGGATTACGGCGTACATTTGCAAGATTCAGGTAAGTATGCAGAAGTTAAGCGTTACATGGAAAGCTTAATGGCTAACTCTTTAAATGCAAAAGAAATACGTCCTGAAGATGCTTTATCATTTGCTTGGTCTGAAACTGCCGTAGAGCAAAAACAAATATTAAAAGAAGGTTGGAATAAGGTAAAAGAAATGCAATCTCAATCTCAACAAATGCAACAACAGTCTCAGATGCAAATGCAACAACAACAAATTCAAATGCAGCAACAACAACTTCAGCAGCAATTAGAAATATCTAATGCAGATAGAGAAGATAGACAAGCTGCTAGAATAGAGGAGATTATTGCACAAGGAGAAGTTGACATTAAAGTTAATGCTGCAAAGGCAGGAAATGATGTTACTAAAATGAATTTCCAAGCTCAAACAGAAAATCTTAACAATCAAAATCAAATGTTAGAATAATAGTTATATATTTGTGTAATTAAAATTATAAACCATGACAGAAGAAACAACAGCAGTGCAAAATGATACGGTTCGAGAGGAATCGTCTGCGCCAGCTCGTGCTAACTTCGAGTTACTATCGGATGATACGTTTTTAAATTCAAACTACAACGAAGCAACAGAAGAAGCAAAGCCTACGGAAATAACAAAAGAAGATGCTTCAAAAGATGAAGTTAAAGATTTAGGACTAGAGCCTGAAGTTAAAGTAGAAGAAGCTGCAAAGCCTACTGAAGCTAAAGAAGAGTCTACAACTGAAACGGAGACCTTAGATTTAGAGCCTTTATCTTTAGAGGATACTAATTCAAATGAACCTGAAGATGGTAGTTGGGCTTACATAGCTAAACTAGATGGCTTAGAATTAAAAGAAGATACTTTAGAAGCTTACAAAGAAGCTATAACAGCTCCTTATGAAGAAAAGCTAAGAGAGGTTGAATCTTTAACTACAGAGAAATTAATATCTAAGTTTGAGGACCCTAATGTAAAGATGGTTTTTCAATTAGCGGAAGCAGGATTAACATTTGATGAGATTGTAGCTCCATTTACTAAGATAAATGAGTTTAAAGCTATGCCTGCATTAGAATTAGTAAGAAAGAACTTAGAGTTAACTCATACTGATTGGACTCCTGATATGATAGATACAGAGATGGAAATCTTAACTGCTGTAGACGGAAGATTAGAACACGAACACAAAAAGATAATTGTTGAGTTAGACAACATCCAAAGAGAAGAACAATATCGCAGAGAAGATATAGTAAATAATTATAAAGTAAACGCTGAAAAATACGCCATGCAAGAGCGCGTTCAAAATCTAGAATCTGTATCAAAAGCTTTGAATAATATGTCAGAGTTTATGGGTTCTCCATTAACGAGCGAGGTTAAGCAAGGATTAACGGAAAGAATGAACAATGGAAAGTACGACCAAATGTTCAATGACCCAATTAAAAAAGCAGAGTTTATTGCGTATATAGAGTTAGGTCAAAAGGCTCAAAAAAACCTAGAAGCTAAAAGCTATGCTAAGGGGAGACTTGAAATAACTAAAAAACTGCATAACACACCGCCATTAACAACTGGAGGAGCAGGAAAATCAATAACAACAAACACAGAAGGTAATTTTGAAAGATTGAAAGGAGACACATATCTTAATGGTTAAAATAAATTAATAATTAACCTAAAAAAATAAAAATTATGTCATTAAATCCAGGACAAACTCAAATCGTAAAAGGTTCATGGTCAGCAGACTGTACAACCGAGTTCGACTTAGTAAGAAACATGCAAAAAATGCCCGAAATACGCAAAGTATTAGAGCGAGTTGACAGACGTCAATTAACAACATTATTAACTTCAGGAGCTGTAGGACCTTACGGTATTGACGTTAAAGCTGAAACTAAATTTGGAAAAATAAAAGACAGCCAATTAATTGGTGATTCTTCTTACCGTTTCAACGTAATGGGTCGTATCCAAAAAGCTGCTACTATCTTATCTCAAGTAGGTTCTAGTGGTTCTGATGGGTCTTTCCAATTAGTTATCGCTGACGAAGGTGGTCGTGGATGTTATATCTACAAAGGACAAATCGTATTGTTTGCTAACGCAGGTCGTTACCAAGCTGTAGTTAAGTCTACTCCTACTCGTGTAGCTGCTGGATGGTTAGTATCTTTCCAAAATCAACAAAAATCAGTATTCTCTTGGGCAACTGTAGTAGCATCTCAAACAGGTGGCACTTATACTTGTTTCCCTTCTACTACTGCTTACTCTGAGAAATCTTTAAAAGGATATGGTCGTGACCAATTCCCTGATACTTTCATTGTAGATATGACTACTCAACGTAAGACTGTATCTATCTCTGGTGGTGCTGCTACAGACATCTTATGGTATGAATACATGAGTTCTAACGGACCTGTAAAAGGATGGAAATTCGAGAAAGTTCGTCAAGCTGAAGCTCAATGGGCTGTAGAGAACGAATTTGCTAAAATCTTTGGTGTATCTTCTATGAAGAATGCTGATGGTTCTCGTGCAACAGTTTCTAACGTAATTGATGAAGAAACAGGATTACCTATTACTATCGGTGATGGTATCGAAGAGCAAATTGGTGGTGGTAACGAAATTTTCGGTTCTGGTACTAATGGTGAAGCTACTGAAGATGACTTTATTGATGCAATGAATATCTTAACTAAATCTAGTAATGATACTGTAGGTGTAAACTTAGTATTTATGACTGGATTAGATGGTTATTATAACGCTCAACGTAAGATGGCTCGTTTTATTGCTACTCAAAATGCAACTTTACGTCAAGATGTTAAAGGTGGAGCTTCTATCGAAGTAGGTTACGAAATTATGAAAATGCACTTCGCGGGAAGTTCAGTTTGTTTCGTACAACATCCTTTATTTGATGATGATTTACGTTTCCCTACTAAAGGTTCTGATGGAAAATCTATCATGTCATCTACTTATATCGGTGGTGATTTAGGGGCTATCAATGATTCAAATATCGAAATCATCGCTAAAGGTGCTTACGGTGTTAATCGTTCTAACGTAGTTGCTACTATCAACGGTTTAACAGGTATGGCTGGAGAAGCTATCTCTGAAGAAGATGCTTGGAAAATGTCTATGTTACGCGAAGATATGATTGTTATCTACAATACTCGTAGATGGTGTATCATCCGTAAATCATTCTAATCTAAGAATAGATATACAACTAAGAACCCTTGTAGAAATACAGGGGTTTTTTTATTACAACTTTGTCATATTTTTTATCAAAATATTTTATTACATTTGCCTAAACAATTTAAAAATAAACAAAATGAATGTATTTAATCTTGACTTGAGACAGTCTACGGCGAGAGGCTTAAAAAAAGATGTAGATTACAAAGAAGTTTTGGACGGAAATGGTTTCGCCCATAAATTTGTTAATCTTGAAAACCCTAAGTATTGCCAAATGGAAGGCATTATTGAAGTAGAAGCTTTAAAGGTAACTAACAAGCATCTAAATCAAAAAATTATCCGTAAAACTAAAGACAGAAACACAGGTCTGTATTGGGGATTACCAATTAGTATTAATCCTGATACAAAGGAATTGATGTGTAAATCTTTTACATTAGAAGATAGAAACATATTCGATTTATCTGTTCCTGACCAAGCTATCGCATGGGCTATTTTAAAAAATAGTACTTGTATGGAAGGAAGTCCTAATCTTTATGGTAAAGCTTACTACAAAGTAATAGACAAGGAAAAGAAAGCTGCTGAGAATATTAGCAGAAGAACAATCCGCCAAAAAGCAGAAGTTATTATTTCTAAATTACAAGGTTCTTCTTTACAAGAGATGGCTATTAACTTAGGCGTTAATGTAGAGGCTAATAGAAACATATCTATGCTTACGGATGAAGTTTATCGCAAAATGGAAGAGAATCCAAAATCATTTATTGAAATGTACGAGAATCCTCAAAGACAATATATTTCTATATTTAATAGAGGTTTAGCTTTAGGTATATTGGATTACAACCTTGCAGAAGGAACTTACAAGTATAACGGATTACAAATGGGTCATACAAAAGAAATGGCTATTAAGTATTTAGTAGATAATAACAATTTAGCTACTTCTATTGACGCTAGATGTAATTCTTTAGAGAATGATTCAAAAGAAGCCATGAGACTTCGTTACGAAGAGCAAAACGAATCAAACGTTTATGATGAGGTTGCTGAATTAAGAAAAAGATTAATGGAGGCAGAAGCTCTATTAAAAGAAAATAACAAAGAGGTGGAATTTGTTTCTCCTTTTAATTTACCTGAAAAACCTAAAGATGATGAATCTGAAATGGTAGAATTAAGAGAGAGAGCAAAAGCTCTAAAGATACCTGGTGCGCACTTGCCATCAGTTAAAAAAGAAACCCTGCTAGCTAAGATTACCGAAGCAGAGGGTAAATAGTTTATACTATATAAAAAAAAGAGCCTTATGAGAAATTGTAAGGCTTTTTTAATTTATCTTTATATCAAAATTATTAAACAATGAACGCGATAGAAGTATATAATTCAGTACAACTTTATGTAGATAGAAGTAAAGGAGCTAGGTATTATTTTCAAGAAATTAACAAAGCTGTAAATGATGCTATGAAAATGCACATTGATGATATTACAGATACTGCTAATCAAAACAAATTAAGTGGCATAGATAGGTTTCAAGTGTTTAGAGATGAGCTTTATACATTAATGAAAAGCAATACATTTGTTCCTACAGTAGTTGGTTTGTATAATTCTGACGTTTTGGTTAATCATATAAACTTTCCTACTGATTATAGAGCATTTGCGGCATTAAGTTTAACAATAGACGGAATTACTACTTATGGTAGACAAACTTATTATAACGAAAGAGGACCTTTATTAGAATGTAGTTTTAGAAAACCTGTTAACACTAAGATTTACTTCTTAGAAGATTCTACAGGATTAAAAGTATATAGAGGAGTTTTAGGAACAGTAAGTTCTTCTGTTTTAGATTATGTTAAGCAACCTGTTGAATTTAATATGGGTAACGAACTTAATCTAATAGATGCAGGAGTAGGTGTATTAACTATAAATACTTCTTATACAGCTTTTGAAGATTCTGAATACAATGGAGTTATTTATCCATCAGGAACCGTATTCTCTACAAATGGTGTATTAACAGATTTAACAAGCGGTCAAGTAATACTAACTAGCTTATTAGTAACTATTGAATTACCTGCTAAAACTCATCCCGATATTGCTAAAAGAGCAGCAGCTATATTAGCAGGTGTAGTTGAAGATTTTCAATCAAGTGCATTTGCTGAAAAAGAATCTAAAAATTAATTTGTATTAAAATAATACTTAAATTTGACTATTATAAACCAATTAAAAAAATAAAACCATGTCACAGAATGTAAACAGGTCAGTACTGTTTAATACGTCAGCATCAACTGATGTACAGTACAGTGGTGGTAATGTGTTAATCCCAGGATTAACTCCTATCCCTACAAACAGAATCATCAACTTTTCGCAAATTAACTACCGCGCGGAAGTTGTTCAAGTAATTACGGTAGGTGGGTCTCTTTATACTCCAACAGCTTCTACAGCTTACACAGTATTAATCGGAGATTCTAACCGTAGAAGTCAAGGTTACACAGAGCCGTTTAAGAAGTATTCTTACACAACTCCTCCTGTAATCACAACTTTAGGTGCAACTGCTGCTTTACAGCGTGAAGCTATCACTGCTGCTTTAGTTGCTAAAATCAATGCTGCTTCAACTTACAATTTTGTAACTGCTGCTACTTTAACAGGTGGTGCTGGTTTCACAATTACTGATGCTGCTGGTTACTATCCTTACCCTCACCAAGGCATGAATACTCGTCAAGGTGCTTCAAGAATCGTATTAGCAGCTAACGCTGATGCTACAGGTTTCTCTGCAACTGATTTCGTAGTAACAACTGCTGCTGTTTATTCAGTAGGTGTAGGTTTAGATTTAGCTAACAATGCTCCTGTAATGGACTTTATGACTGGAAATGTTATTTCTGGTACTGTAGATGCTCCTAAAACTTTATCAGGTGCTGCTGCTATTGCGGGTCAAAAATACAATGCTTTTTCTATTACTTATTTAGAGAATGCTCAAATTGCAGGTATCACAGGAACTACAGGTTTATTAGTTAAACAACGTATTGTTTGGGTTGATAATGGAGCAGGTGCTTCTGTTGTTAATTTAGCAGGTTACTTAGCTATTGAAAAAGAATTACATCGTTTAGTAGGTGTTGTTTATGGACAAGACCCTAACGCTACTTTAGAGTTCTTTGATAAGAATTTCTTAATTCAAGGTCCTTTAGGTGCTGTTCCTGCAATTACAGCAGGTGTTAAAAATAAGTTTATTACTCCTTATGGCTTATTAAATCACTATAACATTGGTACTCAAACTATCGTTGCTCCAACTCAAGGTGCTGATGGTTTATTAATTGAACAAGATACTGCTACTGCTGCTGAAGGCGCTCATTACTGTGCTGAAGTTGTTGCTGCTTGCCCTCAACAATTCGTAGTAGGTAAAACTTCTATGACTTTAGTTAATAAATTCTCTGCAACTGCTGTAGCTAATATGGTTTACATGGCTGGTTTCCGCGTTAAAGAGGCGTTCGATGCTAATTTTGATAATTACAATAACTTAGCTGCTATTGGAACTGGTGCTGCCGGAACTGCTGTTGCTACTTATGGTATATTAGGTGGACTTTCCACTGTAGTTACTACATCTACTACTAACTTAGTAAATAGCGCAGTTAATACTGCTGTTATTGAAGTTGCTACTAACGGTGTTGTTAGTTTGTTTATGAATGATGTTAAATACCCAGTTTACTCTGCGGGTACTACTCCTTTAGTATTCCCTGCTGGAACTGTATTAATTCCATTCTTTCAATACACTAACTTAAATACTCTTCCTGCGGTTATTAACGAGGTTGAATTTGAAGCGGTTGCTACTGATACTTTGTATAACTACTAAGATTTAATTCTTAACTAAAATTAAAAGGTTACTGTAAAAAGTAACCTTTTTTTATTTACTTTTATAGCACAAAAATATAATAAATAATGGAAAATCAATCAACAACAGAAATAGTAAGAGCCATAAGATACTCACCTAATTTAGTAGCACTTGGTTATCAAAAATTAACTGTAACAGGTGGAACTGCTCAAGCTTTAACTGTACCTACAGGTGCTTTATATGCAGAGGTTAGAGTTGAATCAGCTACGACTAGCGGTATAATTATGAGATATTTAATGTTAGGAGCTACTACATTGCCAACTACTACAGATGGTATGGCATTATCTTATTTAGATTTCTTTGACATTACTAATGGAGATAACGTAGCAAACTTTAGAGTTATTGCAGTTAGCGGCTCCCATCAATTACACATACAATACTATAAATAATAAAACATGATTTCAGCTATTAAAAATATAAAAAGAGTATTTTCTCAAAATGGAGGTGGTGGTGGAGCTGCTGTTAATTTAGTAGGCTCTCCATGTGAAATCCAATTAGCTGCAAGTGATGAATCTACTGCTTTAACAGCGGGTACAGCTAAGGTTAGCTTTAGAATGCCTTTTGCTATGACTTTAACAGATGTTAGAGCATCTTTAGTTACTGCTCAAGCAAGCGGTAGTATATTTACAGTAGATATTAATGAAGCAGGGGTTAGTGTATTATCTACTTTATTAACAATAGATAATACTGAATTAACAAGTGTAACTGCTGCAACTCCTCCTGTAATATCAGATAGTGGTTTGGCAGATGATGCTTTAATAACTATTGATATTGACCAAATAGGAGATGGTACTGCTAAAGGTTTAAAAGTTTTATTAAAAGGAACTAGAGCATGATAATTAATCCTTATATATATGGAGTTGCTACATCTTATGACCCAGATGCTCAACTATTCTTTAATGCTGAAGCAGCAGCAGGAGTAACTCTTACTACTACTGAAATGGATGCTGTTAATCAATGGGTAGTAGATGCTAAAGCAATAGGTATATGGACTAAATTTAAAGCTATTTATCCCTTTGTAGGAAGCACAGCAACTAGCCAAAAGTTTAATTTAAAAAATCCTTTAGATACTAATGCAGCATTTAGGTTATCATTTATAGGAGGGGGTACTCATAGCTCAAATGGTTATTTACCAAATGGAGTTAATGCTTGGGCTGATACTTTTTTAACACCTTCAACTACATTAACTTTAAATAGTCAGCATATTAGTTACTATTCAAGAACAAATAGTAATGGTACAGAAGTTGAAATGGGTTGTAATAACAATGGAAATAGTCCTAACACATTATTAGAAATAAGAACTGCTGGAACTACTTATGTAAGTTTAGCCGCAAATGGATATACAACTTATGTAGATGCTAATTCTTTAGGCTTTTATATGGGTAACAGAACAGCATCTAATGTAGTTAAATTGTTTAAAAACAATACTGCTGTTGCTACTTCAGCAGTAGGGTCTTCAAGTAACCCTTTTTATAGTATTGGTATTGGTGCTTTAAATTCGGGTACTACAAGACAATTTTATTCAACAAAACAATGTGCCTTTGCATCAATAGGAGATGGATTAAGTGATGCAGAAGCCTTAGCACTATACAATGCCGTACAATTATTTAACACAACTTTAGGACGTCAAGTATGATACAATTAAAAGATATAAAATTAGAGCAATACAACTTATACGTTGGCTTGTTAACCGAAGTACAAAAGGATAGTTTATTAGTGCAACAATACGCACCTGACTGTTATTTTAATCCTCTCCAAGATTTAAACGAAAATTGGGTTATATCAGTAGAAGAAATGGCTAATTGTGTTAACGAAGAATTTATGTGGGTTAAAGACTTGCCATTAATAATTTATGAACCAAAACCAACGCCACCGATTAACTAGCTATGAAAGAACTAGGAACATTAGAAAATAAAATAAAATTAATGACTTTTGCAGCTGGCTTAATGTCGATGTACTTTGCTATCAAATCCGATATAAGAGAACTTTATACAGAAAAAAGATACGAAGTTGAGCATTTGCAATATCAGATTGAAGAGATTAAAGCCGATTGTTGCGATGAAAAAAGCAAAGAAAAAAACAAAATAGTTTACAAAGAACAGGCGGCTGTTTTACCAAATGAAACTAAGATTGAAGCTAAATTTTAATGACCGATAGAAGGCATAAC